ACCTTGTGCACGCCGGGAACGAAGAACGCGGCCTGCAGGTGCTGGTAGATGATCGTGTCGCCGGGCTGCAGGCCGTGCAGGTAGGCGGTGATCGAGTCGAGGATCGCCTGACGCGTGGCGACAGTGTTGCCGGTGCCGTCGAGCGTGTAGCCGTTCTCGCCGTCGACCCCGGCGCTGATCGTGACCGTCAGCAGCGTCGAGGTGACCACGGTCACGGTGGCCCCGATCGGAGCCTGGCCCTGGCCGAGCCCCGGGGCCGGATCGAGGTAGGCCTGCAGCGCCGTGACCACCGTGCTGGCGACCGGCGACCCGTCGGACTGCATGGCGATCACCAGGACCGTGCCCGGGCCGTTCCAGACGGGCACGACCGTGACCCGGACGACGCCCTGGGACGCCGACCAGCGCCGGTAGTCGGTGACGTTGCCGCCACCGGAGGTCCCGATGTACTCGCCGATGATCCGGATGCGGAAGTCGGCGTCTGACTCCTCTTCGGCGCCGCCGGTCATCGGGGCCAGGTTGGTGACCGAGAGCACGTTGTCGAGCACCGAGTCCAGCGACGTGATCGCGCCCACGGCGACGTCGCCCGCCGTCCCCGGCGTCAGCGCCTCGGCGTCGAGCGTGATCCCCGAGGTCATGTTCGTGTCGGGCTCTGACCCCGACGGCGTGACCGTGCCGTCGTCGACGACGGTGAAGCCCGTCGCGGTCGCGAGGAGTTGCCCCGGCGTGTTGGCGACCAGCGTGACGTAGACGCGGTAGGCCGTCGCGCCCGCCACCGCCGACCAGGCGATCGTGTTCTTGCCGGTGGTCCCGGTGGTGACGCCCGCCATGTCCGCGCTGGCGGTCGTCTCGCCGAACGCGTTGAGCGCAGTCACGTGGTAGTAGCGAGTCCCGGCGCTCAGGTGACCGCCCGTGTTCGAGGGCGTGACCGTGACCCCGCTCGGGATCGGCAGCGGGTCGTTGGTCGTCCCGCCCTCGGTCGTCTCGTACGTGTTCGTGTCGCCGGTCGTCGACGCGACCGAGGAGGCCTGCGTGCCCGCGCCGATCAGCGTCGCCTCGCTGGCGATGAACGTGAGCTGACCGGTGGAGGCGATCGCCGGGCTGCGCGTCAGACCGAACGTGGCACCGTGCTCGTCGAGGTAGTCGCCCCACGCGGTCGAGGGGAACGCCGCGGCGACGGTCTCGGTCATCGCGTCCCACAGCCGCGCGCACTCCATCGCCGCGGGCTGGGTCATGTCCCAGTAGAAGGTGCCTTCGCGGATGTCGATGAACGCGGGGTCCTCAACGTCGAGCCCCATGTTCGCGTCGGCGTCCATGCGGGCGCGAACGCGGGCGAGCGTCTCGGAGAAGACTTCGGTGAGGTCGATGACGTCGGTCATGTCAGGGGCACGTCGGAGAACTCCACAGGCTGGGCTTCCAGCGGTGGTGCGGCGTCGACGATCACTGTGAAGGATCCGTACAGCTCCTCCTCAAACGGATCCTGGCTGAAGCTGAAGTCCTCGACCGCGACGATCCGGTCGTGGACCATCAGCGCCTCGGTGATCGCGTCCTGGTAGGCCGCCAGCAGCTCGTCGTCGGCCTGCTGGCCGATCACGTCGAACGGGCCCTCGACTCCGTACTCGTCGGAGTAGATCGCGTGTGCGTAGCGGTCGGTGCGCACCGTCTTCTCGACCCACATGATCAGGCTGTCCAGGTCGTAGGTGATCTGCGGCGCCCGGCCGTCCTTGACGAACTGCCCAGCGATGAAGTCAAACCGCCAGGAGCGCCCGAACGGCTGTGGTGCGTCGGCCTCGGGGTCTTCGACCGGCGCCAGCGCCGCGTCGAGCGCCAGGTCTGGGTTGATCAACCCGGGGTCGGGCGGGAGCAAGTCGAAGCCCAATGAATCGGGTTCGGTGACGCTCATGGTTCTCCTCCTCTCAGATCGCGATCCAGTTGAGGCCGTCGGGTGCGAGTGCGAACCGGGCGACCGCGTTGCGGCTCACCGTGCTCGTCGACGACGGCGCGGTCCCGCCAAGGTCGATGACACCGCCGGGCGTGGCCACGGTAACGGTCGGGTCAGGGCCGGTCGAGGAGCTGTGCCCGGCCGTCCCGGTCCACGTCCACCCCGACGTGCTGCCGTCGCCGTAGGGCTGCAGGGCCGCAGCCGCGGTCAGCATCATCGCGTCGAGGTAGTGGACCTCGCTGGCCGCGAGCGCGTCATCGGAGACGTGCAGGACGTTGAGGCCGATCGCGCCTACGGGAGCCGTCGCCGTCAGGCTCATCCTCGTCCACCCGGAGATCGTCTCCAGCACGACGACGCCCTCCGCGCTCGACAGGAAGCCCGAGGAACCGAACCAGTCCATCTCGACATACCAGTGGCGCGGGGTGGCGGCAGCGCGCATGTAGGCCGAGGCGGTGTACGTGACGCCCGCGATCACGTTGAAGCCCGCGGTGAGGTAGGCGACGGTCGACGGGGTGCCGGTCGCCGTGATCTGCAGGCTGTGGGTGCCGCTGAACGCCTGCGCGGTGGTCTGCGCGAGCGTGCAGTGGCTGGCGGTCATGTCCGCGACGGTCGTCTCGAACGACGGGTTCGGGCAGAGGTTCCCGAGTGACGCGAGATTCTTGACCGAGTAGCGGCCGCTCGGGTTGGCGTCGGGCGGCAGCGTGACGGTGACCCCGGCGCGCGCGACGACGCCGGAGTCGATCTTGCGCATCTGGTAGTTGGCGTCGGCGAACACCCAGCCGGACTGCGGCACCGGGACGAGCGGATCAGACGCGCTATCGAAGCCGATGTCCCCCTGGTTGGGCAGCCCCGGCGCCAGGCACTGGTTGCCGTAGATCTCATAGACGCCCGCGGTCGCGTTGGGGTTGATCACCGCGCCGCTGATCGGACCGATCGTGTTGCCGGTGATCGTGAAGCTCTCCTGCGTGGCGATGAACGCACCCGCGTCGCTGGTGTCGCCCGAGGAGATGTAGATGCCCGCGTCGGTGCTCGCGTAGATCCGGTTGTCGGTCCACTCGCTGCGCCCCGGCTTGGGGTCGTACTGGAACCAGGCGAGCCCCTCGCTGGTCTCGGCGATGTGGTTGCGGCGGATGATCGAGTTGCGATAGCGCGGGCAGACACCGGACGCGCCCACCCCGCACATCACGTTGTCGAGCGCCACGATGTTCGTCGCGCGCGGATACATGCCATGGTTGTGCGCGCCGGACGGTCCTACCGGGATCCGCATGATCAGGTTGCGCTGGACCGCGACGTTGTCCGACGGTCGCGAGGAGCTGGGCGCGTCGTCACAGTAGACGCCGGTGTTGCCGATCTCGATGATCGCGTTGTCCTGGATCGTCCAGTTGACACCCCACACGTAGATCCCCGGCGACAGGTTCGTGGTCTGGTTGCCGCGCACCAGGCAACGCTGGACGACGATGTTGTTGCCGCGGATGTTCGAGCCCGGTGAGCCGCCCTGGATCTGGGTCTGGCCGGTGCCGGTGCAGTTGACGAACAGGTTGTCGACGATCACCCACGAGCAGCGGAACGTGACCGGCTGGGTGAGCCTGGCCTGGCCGGTGCCGTAGGAGCCGAACACGTTCGGCGCGGCCGCCGTCCCGACCTGCTGGCTCAGCAGCAGGGCCGCGTCAGAGAACGTCTGCCCGCCCTGGAACAGGATCGCGTCGCCCGCGTGGAATGAAGCCGAGGCGATGAACGTGTTGACCTTCGCGACGGTCTTCCACGCGGTCCCCTGACTGGTTCCGGCGGCGCCGTCAGACCCGCCCGGGGAGACGTAGTAGGTGGTGCCGGTGACCGTCGGCGCGGGGGCCGCGTTGGGACGGCTCGGGGTCGTCCACTGGCTGCCGGACCAGCGCAGCTTGATCTCACCGAAGGACTCGGTCACGGCCGCCCACGTACCGCCGTTGATCGGCCCGAGCGCTATCAGCGGATGCCAGTGCGCAAGCCCGGTGCTGTCGCGGACCGTGACCTCCTGTCCGCTGGTCAGGCCGGAGACCGGGAGCGTGACGATCCGCGCCGCGGTGAGCGTCGTGTAAGCGATCGTCTGGTCGGTCGCCAGCGCGGTGTAGTCGGTGTCGGAGACCGGCGTGACCGTCGGCGTCGGGGCCGCGGGCCCGGCGGCTCCGGTCGGCCCCGTTGCCCCAGTCGCCCCAGTCGCCCCAGTCGGTCCGGCTGGCCCGGTGGCTCCGGCTGGCCCAGCGGGTCCGGTCGGTCCAGGAGGCCCGACACCTCCGCCCCCACCGCCACCACCGCCACCACCGCCGAGGCCGGTCGGCACGTTGGTGTCCGAGACGACGTCGATCAGCACCCAGTCCTGTCCCTCCTGGTGCATGAACACGAGGTCGCCGACGCGTAGGCCGACCGCCTGGCGGTAGAGCACCATCCACTGCGACAGCTCGAAGTCGTTGTCGAGCGTCAGCGGGAAGTCGTAGCCGTGCACGTCGACGGTCAGCGGCTTGAGCTTGGCCACGTTCGCCCGATAGATCACCTTGTGGCGGTCGATCGAATGCCGGGCGTGACTGTCCAGCGCGTCCTTGAGCGCTATCCGGCCGCTCACGAGACCACTCCCACCGCCGCGCTGATCGGGTCGACCGCCAGCAGCCCCAGCGCCAGAAAGCTGCGCCGGGTGACCCCCAGGTCAGTGCCGAGATCCTGCTGGGAGCCGATCACGTACACCCGGACCTTGCGCGTCCGGTAGGTGACCTCGACGATCTCGCCGACCGCGTCCGCGAGTGCCATCGCCGGGTCGACGATCCCGAACGAGCCGCGCTCGTCGGACACGTTGGAGCCGTACCAGCCGATGGTGAAGAAGCCCAGCAGAACGCTGTTGCCCGCGAATGCCTCCTGGGCGTCGAGGAACGCCTGGCGGCCGTCGAGCACGGAGTCTTCGGGAGGGAGCACCGCCTACCCCCAAGCGTGCAGCGGGTTGTACGGCGGTTCGGCCGCGATGTGCAGGTGAGGGACGCCGTTACCGCCGCCGGACTTGCCGATCACGTCGCCCTTGGAGACGTGATCGTTGGGGGAGACGAAGCGCTGGGAGAGGTGCTGGTAGAAGAAGCTCTGGCCATCGTCGCCGTCCAGCGGGACCTCCATGCCCGAGAAGCGGCTGGAGATGTCGTACGGCGTGCTCCAGCTCCCGCCCGCGTGGACCGTCCCATCCGTGACCGCGATCACATCGGTGCCGACCGGCACGCCGATGTCGACCGCATTGTCGGACTGCCAGTTGCCGAGCGTGTGCGTGCCCGTGTAGGGAGTGCCGATGATCTGCCCGCGCACACCCAGCGGATAGCTGCCGTCGTAGGTCCCCGAGGCCGTCGAACTCGACCCGCGCTTGGTCTTGGGCTTCTTGTTCTTGCCGCGGTTCTTCCAGTCGCGGATCGTCTTGTCGACCTGGGCGCGGACGCGCGCGGGATCGAGCACGTCGATGAAGCTCGTCGACAGGTCCATCGTGTAGCTCCCCGAAGCCACGCTGTGCGCCGCGGTGGTGACGAACGCGATCCCCTGGTTGGCGATCGGCAGCACGTGCGGAGGAGGATTGCCGAAGGGATCCGCCGACGGCCCGGACACCTGCTGGGGGGTCTGGTCGAACATCGTCGGGTCCTTCTTCTCGGCGTCCTTGAGCGCCTCGATCAGCCACTTGGGCTTCTTCCCCTTGGGCGTCTGCAACGCGTTGAGCGGAACGTTGGCGTAGCCCTCCTCGGGGATGTCGATGTGGATCGCGTCACCGCGGCGGATCGTGGCGAAGCCCGGGTGGTTGATCTCGGCCGTGCGGATCGGCGTGAGCCGCTGCGCGAGTGAGCGCTTGGCGAGGATCTTCAGCTCCAGCTCGGACTGCACCTCGCCGAAGTTGACCGTTTTGAGGATCCAGCCGAAGCGCTTGAGGCCGTCCTTGGAGGTCTCGGTGTGCACGAGCTTCTTCTGCTTGCCCTTCTTCTGCCTCAGCGTCCCGTGCGCCTCGATGATCGTCGCGAACCCGGGCGCCTGGCTGCGCGACAGGGTGGCGTCGAGGATCTGCTCGCGGAAGCGGGTGAGGTCGCGGTTGCGACGCATCGGGATGACCTCCAGCGCCCCGAACGGGAACTTCTTGCCCGGCGGCCCCCAGCGGATGATGAACGTGCGGCCGGTCCGTAGGAACTCCTCGTGGTAGGCGGCGGTGATCACGTGCGCTGGCGAGGTCTTGTGCGTCTGGCCGGTGGTCAGGGAGAAGTAGGCGGTGCCCTGCGAGAGAGTGCGCACCGGGATGCGGTAGCGCTTGCACACGTCGGCGGCGATCTCGTCACAGCGCCAGCCCTTCTTGCGGATCTTCTTGCCCGCCGTGTACTTGAAGTCCGCGACCGTCTGGGCGATTGTCCACAGGTCGTCGGTGAGCGTCAGCGTCCAGGATCCGTCGGCCAGCGTGACCGTCTCCGCGACGTCGGCGTCGAAGCCCGGAGTGACGCGCATCGCCCACAGGTTCAGGTAGTGCTTGCCATAGCCGATCTGGGCGATCACCACGACGCCGAGCGCTCCCATGCGATCGACCCCATTCACGACGCGCGCCGACAGCGTGGGGACCAGCAGCTTGTTGTACTGGCGCAGCGCGGGCTTCTTGAGCGTGATCGAGCCGGTCATCGCCGCCTGCGTGTTGATGTTCTTCAGATCGTCGGACGACCGGTCCTGCCAGCTCACGCCGTCGCACAGCGTGGAGATGTCGATCATCCCATCGACGGTCCGCGCGAGCACGCGGATGCGCGACTTCCACAGGTCGCCCATGTGGATGTCGTGCTCCAGATTCTTGAGCACCAGCTCCTCGAAGTGGACCTCTTCGTGGCGCTGCTTGGCCGGAATCTTCGCCACTATCGAGTCGCCCTCTTGGGCCGCTTCGTCGGCCCCTTCGGGGGGTCCGTGGGCTTCGAGCGCTGCTGCGATTGCTTGGGAACGATCAGCACCACCCGCTCGGGATGCTTGAGCTTGTGCGGGCGCCAGTGCTTGAGGATCGGCGTGTTGCCGCTGCCACCCTTGAGGTGGTTGGCTCTAGCGATCTGTCGCCACTTGGTGCCGTCGCCGTAGAACCAGCGCGCGAGGTCAGACAGCGTCGAGCCTGTGCCACCGCGCGTCGGGATCCGGTGGCGAGTGTTCTTCTCGTAGGCGACATAGCGCCCACCGGTGTGGCGGAAGAACACGTGCGCCGGGAGCTTGGCGTGCTTGCCCTTCTTCTTGGTCGCGTCGCCCGGGTCGCGCCACTCGGTGAACGAGACGCCCGAGAGATAGATCGCATCGCCCTCGCCA